GATCTCGAAGTCAACGTAGAGTCCATTATCGCCAGGCGTGACGATGGCAAGTTCGAGCCACTCATCGGGGATCCCGGCGATGGCGCTTCACCGTCCTGCGCCATCATCGATGAATGGCATGAGCATGTAACTTCGAACCTGCATGACACCATGGTCACCGGCCAGGGCGCGCGTCGCCAGGGCCTGACCATTGAGATCACAACCGCCGGCACCGACACGGCCAGCCCTTGCTACATGGCGGAGAAGGATGCCGAAAAGCTTCTCGATGGTCATGTCGAGAATGATTCTTATTTCTGTATCATGTTCGCGGCCGACGAGGAGGATGACTGGAAGTCGGTCATTGCGCAAAAGAAGGCTAATCCGAACTTCGGCATATCGGTGTTTCCGGAGTATCTCGAAAAGCAGCTGCGCGACGCCAGTCAATCGCCGCAGAAGCAGTTCATCTACAAGACCAAGCATCTCGACCTTTGGGGCAATTCGCTCAAGGGTTATTTCGATATGGATGCATGGTCCAAGTGCAAGGATCTCAGTCTCTCGCTTGAGGAATTCAAAGGCGAGCCATGCTGGATGGGCAACGATCTCGCTGCAAAGATTGATCTCGCTTCGCGCATTAAGATCTTCCAGAAAATGCAAAAGAGTAAGGAGAATGTCGAGGTTCGGCACTACTACGTTTTCGGCCAGCATTACGCGCCGCTCGATCGCATCCTGGATGGAGATCACTCACATTATCAACGCTGGTACCTGGATCACGATTTGATCGGGATCCCGGGGGCCGAGATCCAGTTCGCCACAATCCAGGCCGACATCGAAGCCGAGCTCGAGGCCTACGATTTCCAGCGTATCGCCTTCGACGAATGGGGCGCTCAGCAGATGCAGCAGCAACTCGCTGCACAACTCGGCGAGGACGTCGTCATCACGGTACCGCAGACGACCAAGTATCTTAGTCCGGCGATGATGGAGCTCGACGCCGCGATCCGCGCCGGCCGCGTGCATCACAACGGGGACCCGGTTCTCACCTGGGCGATGTCCTGTGTCATTACCGAACCGGATAGAAACGGCAACGTGTTTCCGAACAAGCTGCAGAACGGCAAAGACAAGATTGATCCGGCCACTGCGCTGATCACTGGAATTCATCCCGCCATGGCGGGCGTTATCCGGCGGCGTTATACGCCGGTCTCCATCGGCTACCTGTAGGGAGACGAATGCCTTCAAAAGATTTCAGCCCTGAGCCGCGGCCGATTCCGATTGCGCGCGTCGTCGCCGGCGTTGCGGTTCTCCTCGGGCTCGGAGTTTCGTCGTTTGGTTTCTGGCTCGCCTGGCGTCCGCTCGGCTTCATCATGGGCGGCCTTGGCGTCCTGATGATCGGGCTACAGCTCGGCCGCATCGTCGCAGGGAGGCGTTCGTGAACCTCGGATCCGCGCTCCTCGGTTTTACCGGGATTCTCGCCGATGTCGGCGGCATTGGCGGCGCTCCTGCGCCCTGGGATGACTACTGGTACTCGCCACTCGGCGCGCCTTCGGTTGCCGGCATGCGCATCACGCCCGACACCGTCAAGCGTCTTTCGACGGTGATCGCCGCCGTGAGTGCCAAGGGACGCGCGCTGGGCGTCAATCCCTGCCTCATCTATCGCGATCTCTCTGGCGGCGGCAAGACGATTGTTCGTAAGCATCCCAACTTCAGGTTGCTCCATGACCGGCCGAACGACATGCAGACGGCCTACGAGTACTTCCAGATGCTGCAGGGACACGTCGAGCTCCGCGGCAATGCCTACTCGGAGATCCTTACCAGCAGCCGCGGCGTGATTGGCGAGCTCATTCCCATGCACCCGGACCGGGTGCATGTTGAAATGCTTCCCAATGGAACGCTGCGCTATCAATACAACGATCCACTTACGCGCAACACGCGCACCTTGCTGCAGGACGAAGTTTTCCATGTGCGGGATTGGTCCGATGAGCGTCAGGTCGGCCAGTCGCGGATCCAGATGGGCATGGATGTCTTTGGCGTGGCTCTCGCTCAGCAGGACTACTGCGGCAAGTATCTCAAGAACGACGCCAGCGCCGGCGTGATCATCACTGGAACGAACTTCGCCTCGAAGCAGGACGAGGAGCTCTATCTCAAGGCCTTCGAGGCCGGCAACACGGGCGACAAGCGCCACCGCGCCAAGCTTCTGCCGCCAGGCGTCGATATCAAGACGCTCGGCGTCAAGCCGATCGACATGCAGCTTCTCGATGGGCGCAAGGCCTCGGCCGTCGAGATCTGCACCGTCTTCAACATCCTGCCTCACCTGATCGGCGTCGATACCGGCAAGGCCGCGACCTATGCGTCTGTCGAGCAGTTCAACCTGATGCACGCGCAGCAAACCGTGCTGCCGATGGCGGTGATGTGGGAGCAGGCCATTCAGCGCGATCTGTTTGGCGAGGATGATCCCTGTTATTCAAAATTCTCTCTTGCTTCCCTTCTCCGTGGCGACTATGCCACGCGCATGGCCGGTTACGCGGTGGGCATCGAGCACGGCTGGCTCTCGCCGGATGATGTGCGCGAGCTTGAGGACCTGAACCCTATCGCCGGAGGCATTGGCAAGCAGTACTTCGTTCCGATGAACTGGAAGAATCTGGATCCTTCGAAGAATCCAGTCGCGGCCACGCCGGCGAGCCCCGATCCGGATCCCGATCAGGAGCAGGAGGAGCAGGATGACCAGGACGGCAACGAAAACGCCGATCCGGATCCAACGCAAAACGCCGCAATGCAATCGCATCTCGTGATGCTGGCGCAGGACTCAGCCGGCCGCTGCGTGCGCCGCGAAGCGAAGGCAGTGCGCAAGCTGATCGAGGCTGAGGCGGATCGCTCGCAGTTCGCCGCATTCTACGCCGAGCACTATCGCTTTATCTGTGGCGTCTTTCATTTTCCCGCGCTGCAGCAGCTCAAGGCGAAGCAGGCCTGCGATGTGAAGTCATCGCATCTGCAGATGCTGATGGAGACCGAGGGGCCGGCCAAGGCTCGCGAGTATATCGAGCATGTGGCCCAAACCGAGCAGGCAAAGCTGGCGGCCCTGGCCGTCGAAGGAGTTCTCTGATGCGTTATTCCGCCATCGTTCGCGCCGTGTATTCGAGCGTCTGGGCCATCCTGCCTGAGAAGCTTGAGGCTATTGCTGAATTCCTTCACATGAAAGTCGCCGGCGGCACATCGGCTCCGGAGATCATCAATGCGATCCGCGCGGAGAATGCGGCCGCCGCGGCGCGCGTCAAGTCGTTGGCCACCGGCAAGCCTGGCTCGGTTGCGGTGCTTCCGCTTTATGGCCTCATCAATCAGCGCGCGTCGGGAGACTTCTCCGGGCCGAGCGGAACATCGGTGCAGGAGTTCACGCAGCAATTCCGCCAGGCCGTCAACGATCCCAATGTGACGGCTATCGTCATCGATGTCGATTCTCCGGGCGGAACGGTGAGCGGCGTCGACGAGTTGGCGACAGAGATCTTCAACGCGCGCAAGCAAAAGAAGATCACCGCAGTTTCGAACTGCCTCTGCGCCTCGGCTGCTTACTATCTCGCCTCGCAGGCCTCGGAGATGGTGGTGAGTCCGAGCTCGCTCACCGGCTCGATCGGCGTATATCAACTGCATGAGGATGACAGCGCGGCGCTCGACAATATGGGCGTCAAATTTACCTTCATCTCCGCCGGCAAATACAAAACCGAGGGCAACAGCTTCCAGCCGCTCGACGATGAAGCGCGCACCGCGATGCAGGGCGTTGTCGATGACTTCTACGGCATGTTTACGAAGGCTGTGGCGCGAGGCCGCGGCGTCGCTGTCAAGTCGGTGGTCAATGGCTTCGGCCAGGGCCGGTGCCTCACGGCGCAGGATGCGGTTAAGCAGGGACTCGCCGATCGCATCGCGACGTTCGATGAAGTACTCGGCAAGTATGGCGTCAAAACATCGTCCAGCGCTTCGGCGCGGGCAGAAGGCTTTTCGGCGAAGCAGCAACTCGAACGCGAGCTCGCGGCTAAAGGCGAGTCGCTCGTCACCGGGAAACTTGTCTACGCTGGCGTGGAAACGGACGGTACCATTGTCGCGAAATTCGCGGCCGATAACGACACCGTCGTCGATGACGATGACGAGATGAACGACGCCGAGTGCACTTGTGAATGTGATTCGTGCCAGGCCGGCGATTGTTCCGGCTGCACGCATGAAGGTTGCGATCCGGATGAAGAAAACTGCGAGGGCTGCGGCATGGCTTCTGCAGCCAAGCCCGATCCGGATCTGAGTAAAGCGCAGGCTGAAGCGCGTTCGCGCCGGCTTCGTCTCGCTTCTCTCTGATTTTCATTTCAGGCGGCCGAAGCCGCCCTGTCCTGACGTTTGCCTTTCTGCCCGATGGCGGTCTCGCGACGGCGCGGCTTTATTTCCCGGTCACTGATCACCAATCACTGACCCCTGACCACCGTTTCCAAGGAGGGAAACATGAAACTCCGTGAACTCCAAGCAGCGCTGGCCGCGGCCGTCGATGCAGCCACTGCGATCGACGCATCCGTCGCCCCTGGCGCTGTGATGACCGCCGAGCAGCGCACGCAGTTCGATGCGCACATGGCCAAGGCCGCCGAGCTTAAGGCCGACATTGCCCGCGCCGAGCAGCTCGCCGACATGCAGCGCACCTCGACGGCTATCGAAGTCTCGAAGCCTGAAGGCGCAAAGAAGCCGTGGAAAAACTTTGGCGAACAGATGGTCGCCATTGCTAAGGGCACGCAGCTTCATCAGCAGGGCCGCACAAGCGCGATGGATCCTCGCCTCTTCGCCGCGCTGGGCGCCAACGAAACCATTCCTTCCGAGGGCGGTTTCCTGGTCGCGCCGGAATTTGGCGACGAGATCCTGCAGAAGACCTACGAGGTTGGCGAGATCGCCAGCCGCTGCCGCAAGATCCCGATGTCGTCTTCGCGCCTGGTCATGAACGCGATCGACGAATCCAGCCGCGCCGACGGCCAGCGCTGGGGCGGCATCCTCTCCTACTGGGAGGCTGAAGGCGCGCCGTATACGGGCACCAAGCCGAAGTTCACCCAGGTCCAGTTCGTCGCCAACAAGCTCATCGGCCTCGCGTATGTGACCGAGGAGCAGTTGGAAGACGGGCCGGCACTGGAGGGCTACACGCGGATGGCGTTCCCCGAGGAATTCGGGTTCCAGGTCGACAAGGCGATCTTCTCCGGCGGCGGCGCCGGCGTTCCTCTGGGCTTCCAGAATTCGCCGGCCACCATCGTTCAGGCGAAGGACTCCAGCCAGGCCACCGGCACCATCTCGGCTTCGAACGTGCTGAACATGAAGTCGCGGCTCTGGGCTCCGAGCTTCAAGAACGCCGTCTGGCTGGCTGAGCAGTCGACCGAACCGGAGCTCCTGCCCTTGCTGATCGCCGGCACTGCAGCCACCACGGCTGCTTTGCTGTATACGCCTCCGGGCATGTACGGCAACAACACGCCGTATGGGTTGCTGCTGGGCCGTCCGGTGATCTTTGTGGAACAGGCCGCCGCGCTTTCGACGCAAGGCGATCTCAACCTGGTCGATCTGTCGCAGTATCTTTTGCCGACGAAGACCGACATCCGCGCTGACACCTCGATTCACGTAGCCTTCCTGACCGGCGAGGTCGCTTTCCGCTTCATGCTCCGTCTC